GGCTGTATTACATTGCATCCAAAATCTTTTAATACATTCTTGTAATTTTCCAGATCTTCTTGGGTTTCGTCTGAAATACTTTGCAAAGAACTTCGAATTTTTGAATTCTTTACGTCATTGAAAAAATCACTGGTGTAGTGATTTCCTACCATGACCGATTTAAGTTTGCCCCATTTATTCCATACATTATATTGATTCAAATGAAAATTCCTTTTATGTGCTATATTTATAAAGATAAATATGCGTATATTATTTTATCATTGAGGACATATATGCTGTTTGCTAGGATTGATTTAACTAAAACCAATTACAGTCAATTAGATAATTGGCAATATATAACTGACCCAAACCCCAATGAGCTAGACGACATTTATCGTACTTACTGTCAACACAAAAAATTTCGAAGTTTCATGCCTATTTTTGATAGCGAGTATACAGATCCAAAGAATGATATTATTGGTTACTATCATCAAAAGAAACTGGTTGCTTTTAGTTTAATTACACGTTATAATAAACACAATGCCGAATGTGTCCAGTTTGCTTGGAATTATGTTACACCTAGCTTACACTTGGGTTTAAAAAGTTTACGCAACGAATGTAGCATATACAAAGAACGTGGATACAAGTATCTTTACTTAGGCGGAGCAGATGAGTACAAAAAGAAAATAGATGGATTTGAAATAACAGGACCTGCATAATGGATGTATACACAATTTACGCTGACCACAGCGAAGAAACAAACGCACACGAATTTGTAAAATTAATGCGTAAGTTTCTAGACAAAATGGTAGAACTAGAACGTATGGAAACATATCGTATTACACGCATGAAACTGGGCTTCCGTAGCATGGACCTGCCGGAATTTAGAATTGACATGGAATTTAAAAATTTACAGCAATTAGATGATAGTATGACTAGTGTGCTACGCAACGAACAAAGTATTGAAAGCGAACACGTTGGCTTTAATCATCTAGTAGATGTAGAAACTATACAACACTTTTTGTATAGAGACTTCCCAGATGTCGTTTGAAGAAAATATTCGCAGTTGGATATTAGAATGGGTAAGTCAGTATAATTCAGCATTAGATGCAGTGCCTTGTCCATTTGCCAAACAAGCATTGCTGGACAACAAAATAATAATACATGAACTTACACCACTGGAAGAATGGATCAGCATGCCTGATTATTTTAAAGCACAGCTGGAAAACTATACATACCATTGGCCAAAAGGTATTGAGGTTGTTGCACTGGGATGTGATCCAAAACACATCACAGCACAAGAACTTGAAACAGCCGTGGAACAAAGCAATACTCACACGCTGTTACCACGTGGTTATGTCGCACTCGAAGACCACCCTGACGCACCAGAAATAGTTGCTGGTGAAAGTATGAACAATGGCGATTGGGCAATAGTACTTGTACAGAGTAAAGAAAAACTAGACAAAGCCAGTGCTATTCTTGAGCGCCAAGGATATTACAACAACTGGAGTAAAGAAAATCTAGATGATGTTGTAAATTGGCGTAAATCGTCTTGACTTCTTAAACTATTTGTGTTACAGTAATACATAATCAAAGGATAACTAATGAGAATATTAACAGCAGAAAATACTTGTTTTGAAATGACTGATTTTCCAGAAGAAGTTGATGACTTGCGATTTGCTGTATTAGACAACAGCGATCCTAAAGATCCTGACTACTTTTTTATTCCTCTTATATTTTTAGAAACATTTAATGATCCTGCCTTTGTTCTTAACATCGGCGGAAAAGAAATACGCATGCCTTACAATTGGCAAGTTCTAATAGGTGAAAGCGATTACGGCGACTTAGAAGTACTGCCATTGTCACGGCTTAACGATAGAGACTTTAAAGTATTTGCATTTAATCCACTTAGTGACAGTATGCCTGATTACGAACCTATCGAAATCACTGATGTATATCATGATGTTAAATGGTATTTTCCTAAACTAAAGCCAGGACAAATACTAGCAGTGCCCTTAGATAACACAGATAAACCTAAATGTGCATACTTTGTTAAAGATATTAGCAGACAGTGTGAAGTAGTGGATATTAGCAAAGCATGGTAGATAACAGTACTAGTGCAATTAAATTGGCTGATTTATTTAGTGCTGTCAATCGCAAAGATAGAGATTGGTGGGAACGACTCAATGATGATCAGCGTAAAAAATTCAGTAGTTGGTTGTATAGCAGATATATGAGTATTGTACGTCACAATAATCCCGATATGCACCGATACTATCTTATGGCCACTAACAATGTTATAAATCAACATCTTAGTAATCTTACTAAGAATCATGCAAAGTTGATTTATTTGCTAATGACTACATTGCCCAATGAATTTGCACGAGCTGACCACCAGTATATACCTCCGATGAAAAAAAACAAAGCTGACAAAAAAACAAATAATAAAATGCGTATACTATCTCAGCTAAATCCAGGTTTTAAAGATGATGACTTGGAAGCATTGGCTAGTGTAATGACCGACGACGAGTTTGCAGAGTTAATGGCATCGCACGGCTGGGAATCTAAGAAAATCAAAGCCGAACTTAAACGGTAGACAACTATGAATGGAATGGGCGATATCATAAAAGCAGCCAAGGACTTAGGACCAATGGAAAAGCTATACCAGTGTAAGTTCTGCAGTAAAGCTTATGTTAAAGAAAGTACACTTGCTAGTCATTTGTGCGAACCTAAGCGTAGATACCAACAGCGAAATGAAAAAGGAGTGACCTTTGCATTTCAGGCATATAGGAAGTTTTTTAAATTTACACAGGGCAAAGAGAATAAAACGTACGATGAGTTTTCTAAAAGTCCATACTATGCTGCATTTGTAAAGTTTGGCAGGCATCTCTGTAGTATAGATGCAGTAAATCCAGAAAGATTTATAGAATGGGTTATCAAAAATAATAAAAAGCTTGACCACTGGTGCAAAGATATTTTTTATGAAACATACTTACAGGAATACAGTCGGAACGAAAACCCTCGAGATGCGCTAGAAAGAAGCATTATCGAAATGGGAAAATGGGCTGCTGAAACTAATAACCCAGTGAATGAATATTTTAAACACGCTTCGGAAAATCGAATTACTAGAAGTATAACAAACGGACGCATTAGTCCGTGGGCGCTCTACAGTAGTGAAAGCGGATTAGCAGTATTGAGCCGCTTAAACGAAGAGCAGATTGTATTGATATATCCATGGATTGATCCTGACTTTTGGAATACTAAACTAAAACGATATGTTAGTGATACAGATTGGTGTAAGTCGCTTATGGCACAGGCAGGTTTTTAATGGATATTGATATTGATAGTGCAGACAGAGAACGTATACTTAAACTAATACAAAACGTCCCAGCTAGCATACACCGAAAAGATGAAATTGTAAAACACAACACAGGAGTATATGTTAATCCTGTGCCATACGATCCTCAGATGAATTTGTGTACTTTAGATCACAAACAAGCAGAAGCTATGGGATATATCAAATTGGATTTTCTTAATGTTAGTGTGTACGAAAAGGTCAGAGATAATGCTCACTTGGAAGAATTATTAAATACTAATCCAGACTGGAGTAAATTACAAGATGAGCATTTTGTAAAAAATATTGTACACATTGGCAACCATTACGATACTATGCAACGTATGCCAGAACTAACTGACAGTATTGCTAGGATGGCTATGTTTCTTAGTATTATTCGTCCTGCTAAACGACATCTAATAGGATTGCCCTGGGCAACTGTAGCAGAAACTGTGTGGCAAAAACCCAGTGATAATAGCTATTATTATAAACATAGCCATGCTGTTTCGTATGCCCACTTAGTGGCACTAGATATAAACTTACAGTCAGGAGTTTGATTCTAGTTCATTTTTTTGCAAAGCTGTATGCTTTTTCGTTTGGTACGCTTAGTAGAAAGTTCATCTAGTCTAACACAATGCCCAACAACTATTTCGACTTCTTTGGTTATCAGTGTTTTTGCACTGTATGAAAAATTTCTCCAATCATCTTTTAAAAAGATGTTGATTGGGATCATTCGGTTACTTTCCCACCACCATTGCTCGGCATATCTCAAAAAGTTTTTTTGATCCAATTCTGATTTTAGCTCTCCGAAGTCGTATATAGTTGTTACGTCACTGTCTTGATTTTGTATAATACATACAAATTCAGAATCTGAATAACGTACGATTGCAAGGAATGGGTATTTTTCTAGCAATTGTTTTATTTTATTGTTGTCCATTACGATAAATATCTTTATTAATTAAGGGCAGTTTATGTTTACTACTATAGGATATTTATACAACCAAATTCACCCGGTAGTTTTAGGAACCAGTAGCCCCGACAATAGGTGGAATCGTATGTATTACTCAAAATCAGTAAAGTTGCACAAAGGAGTTGATAATCCTGTAAAGTTTAAAATTCGCAATAACAACCAAAAAGATGTTGATATTACCGATAGTCAATTTACATTAAGTATTGTAGATAGCAAAACAAACAAAGAAATTCTAAATAGATCTCTGACAATCGAAGACGCAACCAAAGGTATGTTGAGTGTTACTATTACTGAAGAAGACCTCCAAGACTTCACAATGAACCAATATCATTATGGTATTAAAATGCTAAACAGTAGTGGTGTGCAATATCCAATTTATGTTGATGATAACTACAGTGCAAGCGGCGTAATTGAAATACACAATGATGCTTATCCAATACCAACTCCAGCAGTAGAACCAACAGTTGGCGCATACAACAGCGGCACAGCATACTCAAGTGTTGTTGCAGTAACACTAGGCAATAATGGCATTAGTACCGCTGCATATTACCTAAATGGGTTCAGCGGAACAATAACTGTACAAGGGTCACTGGAAGATTCAACCGGTGTCGGTAGTAGCGATTGGGTCGACATAACTAGTAGCACGTATACAACAGAAACAGGTGTAGCATATACAAACTTCACTGGTATGTTCAAAGTAATACGATTCAAGATTGATTTAACTGCTGGCAGCGTAGACAAAATCTTATACAAATACTAATTGCTCTTTGGGCAAATCTAGTATATACTACTAACATGAACTTGATACAACAGGCAATAATTGATGTATTACCTGCTCGCAAAAAGCAGGTTAGCAAAGGGTGGATTAGCTTTAATGCACCCTGTTGTACTCATCGTGGCGAAACATCAGATAAACGTAATCGTGGTGGATTATTGCCTACACCCGAAGGCGGGTTCAGTTATCATTGCTTTAATTGTAACTATAAAACAGGTTGGCAACCAGGTGGGCATCTTGGATATCGTGTCAGGAATTTGCTTAACTGGTTGGGCATGCCGCCGGATCAAATACAACTATTGGTGTTTGAAGCGATGCGCAATGTTGACAAGGATATTGTACAACAAGAATTTAAAAAGAAAAGTAAATCGTTTAAACCAGTAGACCTGCCAGATTCTGGAAATGTGTCAGATTTAGTTGCTGCAGGAGCACATAAGTTAGATTCGAATCTCAATGCAGTAGTTGAATTTATAAAAGCTCGAGGATTTTCGCTTAATGATTATAACTGGCATTGGAGCCCAGACTCTAAACATGGATTAAATCAACGAGTAATGGTACCATATACATGGCAAGGCAAAACGATTGGTTATACTGCACGAAGTATTAATAATGATAGTAGATTAAAATATTTTAATCAAGTTGATAGTGATTATGTGTTTAATGTAGATGCACAAACACCCGAAAGACAATTTGTAATAGTAACCGAAGGGCCATTGGATGCTGTAGCAGTCGATGGTGTAGCAGTACTAACTAACGAAGTTAGCGAAAACAAAGCAGAAATTATCGAAAGTCTGGGAAAACAAGTTATTGTTGTGCCCGACCAAGATCACAGCGGCAAGCGTTTACTAGAACAAGCAATTGAATATGGCTGGGGTGTAAGTTTTCCATTATGGGAAAAAGATGTTAAAGATTGCGCAGAAGCACATCTTCGTTATGGTAAATTATATACATTACGAAGTATTTTAGCCGATGTAGAAGTTAATGATTTAAAAATTAAATTGCGTAGCAGAACCGTTTTCAGTTAATATATAATAAAACAAGGAACAACATGGCAACTAAAGATTATAGTACAGATCTACAAAAGCTATTTTTAGAAATCATGATCAGTGATGCTCAATGTTATGTGCGAGTGCAAAACATTTTTGACAGTATTAACTTTGATCGTAGTCTAAGAAGTGCTGCCGACTTTATTAGTGAGTACAGCAACAAGTACAATGATCTTCCTACGCCTGCACAAGTAAAAGCAGAAACTGGTACGCCACTTGAAAAAGTAGACGGGCTAGACAGCACAATGACTGACTGGTTCCTAGACGAGTTTGAAAGCTTTACACGACATGAAACACTCAAGCGTGTGATACTGGAAAGTGCTGACTTGATTGAAAAAGGCGAGTACGATCCAATTGAAAAGTTGGTTAAGGATGCAGTGCAGATTAGTTTAACACGAGATTTAGGGCTTGACTATTTCGAAGACCCAAGAAGCAGGCTAAATGCACTTAAAGACAACAACGGACAAATGACCACAGGTTGGCCTACGCTAGACCGTAAATTGTTTGGCGGCTTTAATAGAGGCGAACTAGAAATTTTTGCAGGTGGTTCGGGTTCTGGTAAAAGTTTGTTTATGCAAAACCTAGCTGTTAACTGGATGCAAGGAGGCAAAAACGGCGTATTCATTACACTAGAGCTTAGTGAAAATCTTTGTAGTATGCGTATCGACAGCATGACCACAGGTATTGCTAGTAGAGACATTTTTAAAGATCTCGACGGGGTGGAAATGAAAGTCAAGATGATGGGCAAAAAGTCCGGTAAGCTACAAATCAAGTATATGCCAGCACAAAGCAACGTAAACGACATTCGCAGTTATCTCAAAGAACTACAAATCAAAACTGGGCTTAGATGCGATTACATTTGTGTTGACTATTTGGATTTGCTTATGCCAGTGAGTGCTAAAGTTAGCCCAAGCGACATGTTTGTAAAAGACAAATATGTGTCAGAAGAATTGCGCAACCTAGCAAAAGAAATGGATATGATTGTAGTTACTGCTAGTCAGCTGAATAGAGGCGCAGTAGAAGAAGTTGAGTTTGATCACAGTCATATTTCAGGGGGTATTAGTAAGATTAATACTGCAGATAATGTGTTTGGTATCTTCACTACTCGTAGCATGAGAGAAACTGGACGCTATCAACTGCAACTAATGAAAACACGTAGTAGTAGTGGCGTTGGACAAAAAGTAGAGCTAGCGTTTGATGTTGACAGTTTGCGTATTGTTGATGCAGGTGACGAGGATGATTATAGCCCACCGCCAAATAGTACAGTGTATGACACATTAAAAAAGAAAAGTGTAGTGAATGGCGCACCTGATTCCGGAGATGTGCCTAAGATAAAAGCAGATGTTCAGAGTACTAAATTAAAAAATATGTTAGCAGGCTTAAAGAGTAGCTAATAATAAGATAAATTCTCTAATAGGTATTTTTGAATAAATATAATTATGAAAAAGAAAACTCGCAGTATTCTTGAAGAAATTAGTAACATGGTTCCTCAGCAGGATCGTGCAACAATCATTGAAAGCCGTGCCAAT